ACAACAACTTCCCGCGTGTGACTGTGCGTCACAAGGAAGTCGAGCCGTGGGTGCCGTTTATTCGGCTGGTCAAGGCCAAGATGTGGTCGAAGCTTGATCATATCTCTGCCTACGAGATCGCTAGCCAGAACCCGCAATGGATGGCCGAGACGCCGGAAGTTGCACAAGTGCTGAAGGCTCCGGTTGCTGCAGGCAACACGACCGACACGACCTGGGCTGCTCCACTGGTGAACTATCAGATTTTGTCGAGTCAGTACGCCGAGTACCTAAGGGCTCTGACCATCATCGGAAGAATCCCTGGTCTGACGCGAGTGCCGTTCAAGATTCGCGTACCTCGGCAAACGACTGCGTCGACGGTCAATTGGGTCGGCGAAGGGGCTCCGAAGCCGCTTAGCTCACTCGCGTTCGACTCGATCACGCTGGACTTTGCCAAGATCGCAGGAATCGTTGTCACAACCGAAGAGCTGATTCGCGCCAGCGAGCCTGCTGCTGAAGGCATCATCCGTGATGATCTGACGCGAAGCATTGTGGCCTTCATGGATTCTCAGTTCGTGGATCCGTCGAAAGCCGCGACTGGTATTAGCCCTGCGTCGATCACCAACGGCGTGACTGCACTCACGCCGTCGGGAACGACTAGTGCTGCCTTCCTGTCCGATCTCAATCGATTGTTTGGGCAGTTCCTTACCAACAATCTATCGCTTGAGTCTGCTGTGATCATCACTACGCAGCAGGTGGCGATGCGGATTGGCTCACTGTTGAACTCTTTCGGTGCGCCGATGTTCCCGACTGCCAGCGCTGCTGGTGGCTCGGTGCAGGGTGTTCCGATCATCGTGTCGGAGAACATTCCGTCGACTACGGGTTCGCCGACGGAGGGTTGGCCGATCATTCTGTTGTCTGCACGTGAGATCTTGCTGGCAGATGATGGACAGGTCACTGTCGATGCTAGCCGCGAAGCCTCGCTGCAGATGGAGAGTGCACCAGACTCACCGCCGACTGCATCGACTCTGTTCCAGTCTCTTTGGCAGACCAACTCCGTTGGTATTCGTGCGGAAAGATTCGTGAACTGGGTTAAGCGCAGGTCAACTGCTGTTTCGTATCTCAGCAATGCGGTCTACACCGGTTAACGTTTAACCGCACGTCCCGGTGTGGCGGGAGAGAGTTAGGTTCTGTCCTCCTACTGCTCTCTCCCGTTTATGAGTCCGAAGGTGCTCGACGGACGCTCCCAGACGCAGGGAAAGCAGGCACCAAGCGTCGAGTCGAAAGACGGCGTCGGCTAGAACCTCGCCGACATTACGGAGTTCAATGATGCGTCTGATCATGAATCAAGGGCACGAGCATCCCGTTTACGGTCGGATGGTTCGTGCTGGAGAAGAGTTTGAGACGCCTGATAGCGAGGCTGTTGTTTGGATTAACTTTGGTCGTGCTCATAAGGCACCACCACGCAATCATACGATCGCCACCAAAGTTCTGAAGGCAGCAGTGGAAGAGAGTGAGCCATTGGAAGAAGAGAAACAGTCCAGCAAGCGTTACAACCGGCGCGACATGCGCGCAGAGGAAAAATAGATGCGCTTGCTTGGTTTAGATATTACGCGCTCGGGTCGGGAGTTAGTGATCGCGCGCGCCAAGCGTTACGATAATCTCACGACGACTGTTGGTAATTACGGTGGTGGCGGATGGTTTGATGTCATACGCGAGCCATTCACTGGCGCGTGGCAGCGTAACGTCGAGCTGCGTGGTGAGAGCCTGTTGGCGCATCATGCAGTCTATGCTTGTCTGGAGCGCATTTCGTCTGACATCGCCAAGTGTCGCATTCGTTTGGTCGAGCAGGATGCCAACGGCATCTGGGTAGAAACGGATTCACCTGCGTTCTCGCCGATCTTGCGCAAACCCTGCAGTTTTCAAAATCGCATTCAGTTCTTTGAATCGTGGATGTGTTCAAAATTGATTCAGGGCAATGCTTACGCTTTGAAAGGACGTGATGATCGTCGCATCGTTACTGAACTTTATCTTCTTGATCCTCGCTCGACTCAAGTTCTTATCGCTCCTAATGGTGATGTCTATTATCAGCTTGGCGCTGACAATCTCGCCAATTTGGTAGAACAGGTTACGGTTCCGGCGTCCGAGATCATTCACGACATGACCTCGATCCGGCATCACCCACTCTGCGGAATTCCGCCGCTGATTGCGGCCACTTTACCGGCCACACAGGGTTTGCGCATCCAAACGCAATCAGCGGCGTTCTTTCAGAATAGATCACAGCCTGGGGGCATCTTGACTGCACCTGGAGAAATTCCGCAACGAGAAGCTGATCGTATCAAGCAGTTCTGGAAGAATGAATTTGTTCAGGCCAAGACTGGTTCGATTGCGGTGCTGCCTTATGGTCTGAAATTTGAGCCGATGTCATTTACGGCAGTGAACTCTCAGCTGATCGAGCAGCTTGGTCTTTCAGCTAAGATGGTGTGCTCTGCGTTCGGTGTGCCTGCGCATATGGTCGGTGTCGCGGATCCACCTTCGTACAATAATATTGAAGCGCTCAATCAGCAGTACTACAGCCAAACACTGCAGAAGCATTTCGAGTCGATTGAGCTTCTGCTTGATGAAGGTCTTGGTCTCACCGAAGTGCCTGGAAAAACCTATGGTACCGAATTTGACCTCGATGATCTGTTGCGCATGGACACTGCAACGTTGGTTGAGAGCGAGGGGAAAGCTGTCGGTGCTGGCATCAAAAAACCAAATGAATCTCGTCTGCGTTTGAACCTACCGCCGGTCGTTGGCGGTGATACGCCATATCTACAGCAACAGAACTATTCACTTGAAGCGTTAAACAAGCGCGACACTGGCGAAGATCCATTTGCAACCAAGCCGGATCCGGCAAAGCCACCGCCTGCACCCGCCGATACGTCTGGTGGTTCGACTGATCCTGCAGATGCAGCCGCAGTAGCGCAGTTGGCCAACTGGGCCATGAGACATGAACTCGAGCGATTGCGAACATGATGAATGCTCATCAACATGTCGAAGCCATCATCAGAGGCGTTGCCCCAGCCGTCAGTGCAGAGATCAAGCTCTTCAGGACTGAATTCTCTGAGCAGCTGTTTGCACTCAATGCGCGCATGACTGCGCTGGAGCAGATGGTGCCACTCAAGGGTGACAAAGGTGATCCTGGCCTGGATGGCAAGGATGGTGTGCCGGGTCAGGACGGTGCGCCGGGTCAGGACGGCACGCCGGGGCTCAACGGCAAAGATGGGGAGCCTGGGCCGATGGGACCGGCAGGGATTGATGGCAGTGTTGGTGAGCGCGGGGCAGCAGGAGAGCCCGGAGAACAAGGTCCGCCTGGACCACAAGGTGAGCGGGGTGTTGATGGGCTCAACGGAAAGGATGGCGACCAGGGCCTAGCGGGACCGCCTGGAGAGCCGGGACCGCTTGGGCCTCCAGGGGAGCGTGGGGCAGATGGAATTCACGGCAAAGATGGCGGACCTGGACCTGCAGGGCCTCCTGGCGATGATGGACGCGACGGCCTCCCTGGTCGCGACGGATTGCCAGGAGTGCAGGGTGAGAAAGGCCGAGATGGTATGGATGGGAAGAACGGTGTGGACGGTCTTTCGGTCGAGGATATGACCGAGGAGATGTCGGAAGATGGCCGTGAATTGGTTCGACGTTATTGGCGCGAGGGGGAGATCGTTAAAGAATACAAACACCGTAGTAAAGCGATGCTATACCGAGGCACGTGGCAACCAAAATCATATCTTGAAGGTGACGTTACGACTTTTGCCGGATCGTGCTGGGTTGCATTGGCTGACACCGAGACCAAGCCGGAAGAGAAGGGTTCGGATTGGCGATTGACGACGAAGCGTGGCCGAGACGGCAAGGATGGACGGAATGGAAGCGACGGTGACCGAGGACCGCCAGGAAAAGACGGTAAGAATCACTGGGACTCCTGAATGGTTTCCTGATTGGCAAGACGAGACCGTTGCTATTGTTGCGTCGGGTCCATCAGCGAAGAAGGCTGGTGTCGAGCAGTTGCAAGGCAAGGTTAGAGTTATCGCGATCAATGAGAGCTGGCGGTTGGTGCCGTGGGCCGATGCGCTCTATGGCTGCGACTCCAATTGGTGGCGTCTGCATGATGGTGTGAAGTTTTTTCAGGGATTGAAGATCTCTGCACAAGAAGAATCTCGTAAGCTGTACCAAGAAATAAAAATCGTCACCATCACGCACGTTCGATCTGATGAACTCTCCCTCGACCGGCCAGGATATATTGGAGCTGGTGGCAACTCCGGTTTTCAGTGTCTCAATCTGGCAGCGCAGTTTGGAGCAAGTAGAATTTTGCTCGTTGGCTATGACATGCGAGTGGATCTGGGCGAGCACTGGCACGCGCGACATCCGATGCCGCTTTCTAATCCCCATCCCAATGACAATCTCCCTCGCTGGCGAAGAGCAATTGATGGAGTTGCTCCATGTCTTAAAGAGAAGGGGATTTCCGTTGTGAATTGCTCACCTGTGAGTCTGCTCAAGGCGTATCCAAAGATGTCAATCGAGGAGGCACTCAATGGCTAAGCCACCGCTGAACGTAGATCAAAGACTCTGGGCGCTGGGAGAGATCGAACGCCTAGAGAAAGAGAATGCTGCGTTGAAGGAACAGTTGGGGAATCGTCCAGGTGGTGGTGACCCAGGAGCAACACCACCCGGTTGGACGCCACCACCAGCTGTTCCGCAGACGTCGCAAGCACCGTACAAGCCGGGTGAAGGCGACGTTTAATGACTGTTCGTATCTTCGTCGGTGTCAGTGGGAACGATGAGGATCTCGAGTTTCAGGCTGTGCTGCACTACTCACTTGAGAAGCATGCTAGCGAGCCAATCGATCTGACGTGGATGAGATTAGATCGTGACCCATCGAGCTTTTGGTATTCCGATCCAAACAAGAAAAAAGGTTGGCGTACCGATTGGTGGGCGACGCCTTTTTCGGCATTACGTTGGGGAATTCCTGCGGCGTGTAATTTTGAGGGCAAGGCGATCTATATGGATGTCGACATGATCGCCATGGATGACATCGCCAAGCTGTGGAATCAAGAGATCACGTCGGGGGCGATGTTGTCGAAGCCGGAAGCCATTTGCGTGACGGTTTACGACAACGCCAAGATGAAGAAGCTGCTGCCGCCGATCGATAAGATCAAATCTGTGCCGCGTCATTATCTTGAAGTACGCAGGCATGTGTTGAGCAGCGCTAGCAATGTTCAGCGCTATCAAGGCAACTGGAACTGCCTCGATCTGCGCAAGGATGGCGGCGGTGAATACAAAGATCTGCATGACCCCGACATCAAGGTACTGCACTTCACGGCGATTCCGACGCAGCCGCACCTACGTCATGCCATCCCTCGCTTGGCGAAGGAGGGACGGAAGCATTGGTACACGTCCAATCCCCCAAAGCCGCATCACCGTAAGGATGCGATGGAGTACTTCGACTTGATGTTAAATGAGGCGCAGGCGGCAGGCTACACGCTCGATCGTTATCGCAATCCGACACCGTTCGGAGATTACGGACGAGGGCGATGAAAGATTTGGTGCCTCTAGATGAATTCCTAAAAAGGGAAGCTCCTGATCTTTGGGATAATTATGTCAAGGCAACGAAAGCTTGCCGAGATGATTTGGATGCGAATTTAGGGCGTCCAGCCACTGATGAAGAATTTTGTGCTTACTTAAAAGCATATGATGAAAGATCTGGTTGAATGAACACAACGATCCACAACGGACAGCTCCCGATCAACGTCCCTGACTGGGATGCGTTGGAAGATATTTTCCGTCAGCTTAGGATTGCATATCTTACGCCCAGCGATGTGCGCTTTCGCGCGTTGCTCTACATGCTGCAGCTCGGGTTGGAAGACCTGAAGGACGCCGTCCGTGATCGACCCAGCGAAGGTTGCTTTGTTCATCCCGCCGAATCTAAAGAAATTCAAGCTGGCGCTGTTCGAGCGGATCGGGGCGAAGATCGGCCGAGTGATACGGCATGATTATGCCTTGCTCAATCAGTTACCAGATGACGTCATACCAATCACAGGGTGTTCTCCACCGCTGGCTCCTTATTATAAGGACTGGATCGTACGTAAACGTACCTTCATCTATTGGGATAGAGGATACTTCCGTCGTGTATTTGCGACATGGCTCCCCAGAGGAGCAAACGGCGGGTACTATCGCTGGCACATAAATGCCTTTCAGATGACCGAGATCAGAGATGTGCCTGCTGATCGTTGGAAGGCGCTAGGGCTCAAGGATCAAGTGAAGCCGTGGCGCAAGGGCGGACGAAAGATCGTCATCGCTGACACGCTGCCGGACTATTGGAATGTACGTGGGCTTCCGCCGGACTGGTCACACGTGATGCATTTGAAGTTGCGGGCACAGACAGATCGCCCGATCGTTGTTCGACATAAGGAAAGCAAGCTATCGTTGCAATCTGAGTTGCAAGATGCTCATTGCCTTGTTGCTCATGGGAGCATTGCTGCGGTTGAAAGCGTGGTGTTTGGATGCCCGGTGTTTGTTGATCAGGAGTCAGCTGCATCTATGGTCGGGCGGGTTGGCTTCGATGACATCGAGCATCCAGTTTACCCAGAGCGAGAGAAGTGGCTTCATTCACTTGCATACTGTCAGTGGAACGAAGCTGAGCTGTGTGATGGTACGTTATTTAGAATGTTGAGCTGAGCTGTGGGATTCGGTGACGACGTCGTGGCCAGCGGTCTTGCTCGTGGACTGCATGCACAAGGCAAGCGCGCAGCCTTCGGAAATGGCAAGAAGATTATCTGGGGTCCGTGGTCGGAAGAGATCTTCCGCAATAATCCAAATGTCGCACGGCCGGGAAGTGAAGGCAGCGTTGACCTTGTTTGGATCCTGCACTGGAAGGGATCTCGTCTTTACAACAAGCTTGATCGCGAGAAGAATCGTTGGAGTTGGAACTACGAGTTCAAGGCTACGCCAGGAGAGATTTTCTTCAGCTCGGAAGAAGCTGGGCGAGCCAAGCAGCTGAAGAATCCAGATCGACGATTTATCTTTGTTGAACCGAACGTGCCTTGGCACAAGTCTGTTGCTGTCAACAAGGACTGGGGGCTGAAGAATTATCAAGCGGTCGTGGATCTTCTGCTTCGCGACGGCTACGACGTTATTCAATCACGCTACGGTCGTGACAAGTTGAATGGTGTGAAGTTTGTCACCACGCCAACGTTCAGAGATGCGCTAGCGGTCATGTCGCTTGCTGATGTTGCGCTCGTGCCGGAAGGTGGAATGCATCATGGCGCTGCCGCAGTCGGTATTCCAGCAGTCGTTCTGTTCGGCGGTTTTATTCCGCCGGACGTTGTCGGCTACGACACGCACGTCAATCTTACCGGCGGGGCAACGGAGTTCTGTGGCTCGCTCGGCAAGTGTGGGCACTGCCGTGATGCCATGGCTAAGATCTCGGTCGAAGAAGTTTATCAAGCTGTGAAGAAGTTGCATGGGTAGCCCAAAACATTTTGCAGTGGACAGTTATCTGACTGGTATGGCGCAAGATCCATACGAGATCGCTAAACTGGCAGAGGTGTTGGTCGAGGTTGGCGCGCGATCACTGCTTGAGATTGGTAGTCGTGCTGGAGGTTCACTTTGGTACTTAGCAAATGCCATGCCGCTTGGCTCACGTATTGTCTGTGTTGACAGCGGTGTTGGAATGGGCGGCAACAATCCTGGGCAAATTGAATCGCTCAGAGCATGTGTCAAAGAATTATCGAAGTTGGGATATGACGCACGTTTCTTGCTCGGTTGGAGCAGAGATACAAGGATTGCAGCTGCTGTTAAAGCGCTTGGTCCTTTCGACGCTGTCTTCATTGACGGTGATCATACTTACGATGGTGTCAGCTCTGATTGGCAGACCTACAGCGCGATGGCAACACACATCGTGGCGCTGCATGATGTTAAGTTCGAGTGGAACGCTACCATGAAATTTCCGCCAGGAATGATTGGTGTTCCTAAATTCTGGAAGAAGGTCTCTGCTAGTCATCCTAACACTGAAGTCTTTTTTGGTGACGAAGCTCACAACAAGGGCATCGGCGTTGTGCGGAAATGAACGTCGAGGCTGCGGTCGATATTGCGCTGCCATATTCGAAATGTACGCGTATTCGTTTGATGGCGATGGCTAAGGCGCTGGTCAAGTTGGATAAGCACGGCATCGAAGGTGATGTGGTTGAATGTGGTGTGTGGCGAGGCGGTGGTGTTGTTCTATCGCGTTTGCTGTCTGATCGTGTTGTTTGGCTGTACGATACATTTCAAGGCATGACGAACCAATCAGAGTATGATGTAGTACGCAGCGGTCGTCGTCGGGTATCAGTAGGGAAACACGCGGTCACGCGATTGGAAGTCGTGGCTAGTTTGGAAAACACCAACACAATGAACCTTGATGCTTTGCGTTTTGTTGCAGGTCCGGTCGAAGAGACATTGCTGCAAAAGGATCATGTGCCTGACAAAATAGCATTGCTGCATCTCGACACTGACTGGTATCACTCCACTAAGATAGAGCTTGAGACGTTGTGGCCGCGAGTGCAGTCCAGGGGCATCATGATCGTCGATGACTACGGACACTGGCAGGGAGCGCGAAAAGCTGTCGATGAATATTTTTCTTCAGCTGAACGCCGTACCAAAATCGTGATTGATTATACTGCAATCATGATGGTGAAGGCTTGAGATGAATCCTTACTTCAACAAACTGCCAGTGCAACATCTGGCTGAGCTGAACACTTTCGTGAAACTCGTCAAAGAGCAAAAGGTCTGCAGTTATCTTGAGATTGGATCGAAGTACGGTGGATCGTTTTGGCATGTGGTGAACGCCATGCCAAAGGGATCGGTTGCGGTAGCGGTCGATTTGCCTTTCACCAGTACATTCAAGCGGCCGGTGAGTGAAGAATATTTGTTGCAGTGTGTAGCGGATTTGAAGGCCGAAGGATACGACGCGCATTGCATCCTTGGCGACAGCACAGACGTGGGAGTGATCAATCAGGTGCGGCAGTTTGGGTTTTTTGATCTCTGTCTGATCGATGCCAATCACAACGAGCCTTATGTGCGTGCAGACTGGGCGAACTATGGACCGATGGCCAAGATCGTTGCGTTCCATGATATCGGCTGGGACATGGCAAAGAACCCTGGCAAGCTGCAAAAGATCGATGTGCCCAAGGTCTGGAATGAGATCAAAGGCGACTACCGGCATCAAGAGATCAAGATGGACCCCACCAAGAGGGACAATGGTTTCGGAGTGTTGTGGCGGTGCTGACGATCGTGACGTGGTTATGGTCTGACAAATACCACTCCGTTTATGTCGATCGTTTGCATGCTGGTCTGCGTCATTACTTGAAGCAGCCGTTTCGTTTTGTCTTGATGACCGAAGCTGATCGGCAGATTGCTTTGCCTGCTGGGGTAGAGCGCTATCCGATTAAGGATATGCATTTGACCAAGATCAGGGGGTGCTTCGCACGGCTGCGGATGTTCGACCGGTTCTGGCAAGAGGCCTACAAAATAGATGATCGTATTGTAAATCTCGATCTTGATGTGGTGATCACAGGTCCGCTGGACGATGTGTTCGATCGCAAGGAGCCGATCGTGCTGCTGCATGGTGCGAATGCAGCCAATCCGTGTCCGTACAACAATTCGGTTTTCATGTTTCAAGCTGGCGCACATCAGGAGCTGTGGGATGAGTTCACGCTCGCTGCTGTAGCTTACATCGAGAAATATGAGTTCCCTGACGATCAGGGCTGGTTCTGGCACAAGCTAAAAGATCCTGCGGTGTGGAGGGTCGGGTCGCATTCCGGTATTTACGCTTTTCATAAACCGGGTTGGCCGTCGGGTGAAGCTTTGCCATCGGATGCGAAGATGGTGGTGTTCCCAGGTCATCGCGATCCATCGCAGTTTACGCATCTTCCGTGGGTCCGACGTGAATGGGCCGGTGCCACAGATGAGAGACGATCAGTCTGATTCTGATACTGCCCTTGCGTTGATTGTTATTTTTGTTGTTGTGGTCATCGTCGTCACACTGACAAGCATCGCAGTCATCATCAATAAGGTGTTGCTATGAGCATGAACGGGAAAGACTTGTTGAACTTGCATCGTGAGAAGATCGCCGACACGTTGTTTGGCTGCATTAAGCGGCTCTATCTAACGCGTGACGAAGAATTGATGGCGTACATGCGTGAGCAGAACAACTCACTGATTGAGTGGCTCGACGAAGAGAACAGATTGCTGCGAGCTGCAGCAGGAGAAGAGGTAGAGCCAAAGGCACATCAAGTGCAGGCCTCATTGGTTGGGTTCGGTGGAGGTGGTTCTTGAATCGGTGGGCAGCAATTGCCCGGTTCGGCGGAATCGGGGACGACCTTGTAGCTGGATCAGTTCTGCGTCCGCTCAAGCGTATGGGCTACATGACCGAGGTCATCACCAGCCCGCCATATCATACGGTGTTTCTGCATAATCCGTTTGTCGATAAGTTGAGCGTTAAGGTTCCTGAACGCGACATGCCGAAGGATGGCCTTGAGTGGCAGAAGTGGATTGAGAGTAGGTCGCGTGAATACGACATCTTCTTTCACGCTTCACATTCGATGGAGGGTCGACATTCCGTCTTTCCAAATATGACGGACTTCTATCTGCCAGAGGAATATCGACGCAAGCGTTGTGCTGGAAACTACATCGAAACTGCGCATGATATTATTGGCGTGCCGTATGAGTTTGGTCCGCTGTTTCATGCGTCAGAGGAAGAGCGATTGAATGCGTTGACTGTCAAGAAGCAAGTAGGTGAGCGCTGCATTCTTTGGATCATCTCTGGCACTCGCATTGATAAGATGTATCCGAATGCACCAATAGCGATTGCTCGTATCATCAAGGAGATTGGTGCACCGGTTGTGGTGATGGGTGGGCCTTCAGAGAAGGAAGTGTCAAGCGCTGAAGCTATCAAAGAGATTGTAACCTCTCACAATGGTACGCGCGAGGGTCTGCATCTCGCCATTCCCGCGACTGGTGGTGATAAGTGTTGGCCTATCAGAACATCGCTGGCATTCGCGCAGGCGTGTGATCTGGTGATCACGCCTGACACTGGTCCCGCTTGGGCGGTCGCGTTTGAGCCAAACGCCAAGATTATGTTGTTGTCGCATGGTAGCGCGGAGAATGTGACTAAACATTGGGTCAACACGATCACGCTGCATGCTGATCCTGAGAACGTTTCTTGTTTTCCATGTCATCGCCTCCATAACGACATTTCAACGTGTCGCCCTAACAAGGAGGGCAACGGTGCCGCATGCATCTCTGATATCTCGATTGAGCGATTGGTTCAGACGGTCGCAAAGCAATGGCACGCCAATAAGAACATCATCCACGCTGAGCGACTTTTCCCGATGGCGGGTACAGCGACTGGACAACTATTGGCGGGTGGTTAACGACGAGCATGTTGTGGTGGCTGATCGTTGCACCATGGAAGCTGCCGGTGAAATAGCCGACGCACACAACGAAGCTGATCCAATCAAGAACTGGAATGAATGGGTATTGTATAGGGACAGAGATGTTAAAACTTCCTGATGTGACGCTCGTTCTCATTGAAACTCGTGAACATGATCTGGCGCAGTTGGCGTTGGAGGATTGCGAGAAGCAAGCTAAGTTTGCTGAAGTGTTGGTGTTCACAGATCGTCCGTCTCAATTTATACGAGCCGATCGCAACACTATTGCAGTAGATGATTGGCCGACGAAGATGGGATGGTGTCGTCATCACTGGCAGGAGGTTGCACCTTACGTTGGCACTTCGCACGCGCTCGCGATCCAGTGGGATTCTTGGGTGGTTGATCCTAGCATGTGGCGTGATGAATATCTTCAGTGGGACTACATTGGTGCACCCTGGTGGTATCGTGACGCGATGAACGTAGGCAACGGTGGTTTCTGTCTGCGCTCGACCAAGTTGATGCGGTTTCTACGCAAGCACCGAGATCGCTACCCCTGCACCAGTACGCTCGATGACGATCTGCTGTGTCGTAAGTATCGACCGATGTTGCAGGATGAAGGTTTCAGCTGGGCGCCGGATGATGTGGCATTGGATTTTGCATTCGAAGTGGTACGCCCAGATCCAGATGCTCGACACTTTGGATTTCATGCTTGCTACAATTTTGGCTATGGCTGTGGTGGTGACATGGAACGTCTGCTGGAGCGGGCGCGATTGATGCTCAAGTCGCACTACCTGACTGTGCAGCACACTTATTTCTGGAATGGCTTTTGCAATCGCAATCCTGGCGTGGCTGAAACACTGATGGAAGAAGGCTTGGTCATGCCGAAGGGCATGGAGAAGATACCGGTGCCGGGTAGCGCCAAGGAATACGAGATCAGAGATGCGCTGGAGATGATGAAGCGGCGTGACGAACTCAAGGATGCCGCTCATGGCTGAGCTTCTCACTGACGGCATCATTGAGGTCACTATTCACGAGCCGGAAGTCTGCGATGTGATGCTGCGCTTCATCAAGCCGGGAATGTGCGCACTCGACTGTGGAGCGAACGACGGCTACTTCACCGGTTTTATGTCACATCTGGTTGGTGAGCATGGAGTGGTTGTAGGATTTGAACCCGACCACACAGTGTTTGATACATTGAAGAAGAACACAGACGAATTGAATAATGTAACTTTGTCACGCTATGCGCTTTGGTCGCACGATCGGCCGATGCAGTTCTTTCGTGCTAGCGTAAGTGGCTACAGCGCGTTCATCAAGTACGACGACATCACGGTCGAGGATTACATGATCGTGGCGAGATCGCTTGATACTCTGTTGCTC